TGGTAACGTATCGTCAATTACTGACAATGGTACGGGTGATTACACGGTCAATTTCACTACTGCTATGGCTGATGCTAATTACACTCCCTTTGCTAGTAGTAATTCAAACCCAGTTAATACCGCACAATTTCCAGTAGTTAATTATAAGTCTGCTGGTGGTTTTGCTACTGTAGCTCCGACAACTACCGCTTTTAGGATGGCTATCGCTACTGATGGTGGTACTACTTACGATGAAGAATATGTTCACGCTGCTGTATTCCGCTAATCAGGACTAATCATGGCATTAACTAAAAACGGCACAGACACCTTTGATGCTGGCACAATCAATATCATGTGGGAATAATGAGCCTTCAATATGTTGTTTATGACTATTGGGATTACGGCTATGCTGAAGGCGATGCAATCCTTGAATTCGGGAGTGCTTCGGTAACGGCAGTAGCCACTGTTTCCGCATTTGGTTCAAGAGTACAATTCGCAGCAGGTAGTGTTAGTACATTAGCAACAGTTACAGCATCAGGAACACGAACACAATTTGGCGATGCAAGCGTTACTGGATTAGCAACAGTATTAGCGTCAGCAAGCAGGGTTAGAGAGGCTTCTGCTAATGTTACTGGGGTAGCTACTGTAACAGCCATCGGTGGCGTTGTTTACGAGGGTTTTGCGGCGATAAATGCGCTTGCTAGTGTGTCTGCCTATCCTAATGCAATATGGGCTGGAAACGCCTCTATTCAAGCCGTAGCGGTATTTACTGGTAATGGTCAGATTATTGGTGAGGAATGGGTTGATGTTGTTCCTCAAACGGATACTTGGTCGGGTGTGACTACAAGCAGTGATGTATGGACAGCGGTAGCAAGCGGCTCAGATACTTGGACTCCGGTAACGGAAAGCTCTAATACATGGACTCAGCAGAGTGCTGGCTCTAATACTTGGACGAGGCAGTAATGCAGAAAATCTCATTTGGTGAGTGGCTCCCAGATCAACCCGGCGTAACGGGTGCTGTTACTGATGCTAAGAATTGCTATCCGGTAGCTAATGGCTACGCTCCCGTTAAGACTGAGGCTGACTATTCTGACGATGCTGGCACGACTTTGCAGATTGTCTTTGCTGGCAAGGTAGGCGGTGTTAGCTCATTGTTTGCTGCTAGTGCGACACAGATTTACAAGTTTGATAGCAATGATGCAAGTCTGGATGCCCTAACGACTACGGGTTATTCGCCTGTAGAGGGCTGGGATGTGACTCAGTTTGGCCCTAAGATGATCTTGGCTAACGGTCAGGATAAGCTGCAATCCTGGACACTTAACTCATCGACTTACTTCGGTGACTTGTCTGCTGATGCGCCTATTGCTAAGTTTGTAACAGTTGTCCGTGACTTTGTGGTGGCTGCTAACGACGGTACGGATACGAACAAGGTTTACTGGTCTGACATTAACGACGAGACAGACTGGACTCCTAGTGCTGCATCTCAGTCTGATTTTCAGTTGCTTCCTGATGGTGGTGACATTACAGGTTTAGCGGGTGGCGAATATGGGCTGATCTTCTTAGAACGCGCCATATATCGGATGAGCTACACAGGCTCCCCGCTTTTTTTCCAATTTGACGCTATCTCACGGTCTCTGGGCTGTATTTCTAACGGCTCTATTGCTCAGTACGGTGGTCTGACTTACTTCCTCTCTGACGATGGTTTTTACGCTTGCGACGGTCAAACTGCCAAGTCAATCGGCGTTGAGAAAGTAAACCGCTGGTTCTTTGATAATGCTATTCCTAACGAGATCCCGACTGCGATGAGCGCAACGGTTGATCCTATTAATAAATTAGTAATATGGAAGTTTAATAATACGTTTGGCGGTAAGTTCATGCTGATGTATTCCATTGACTTGGGTAAGTGGTCTTATGCTGAGACTACTGCAACGTCTATTGCTTATGCCTTGACTCCATCGGCTACGCTTGAGCAGGTGGATAACTACAACACAAGCATTGATGCCTTGGATATTCCGCTGGATTCACGGGTATTTGCTGGTGGACAACTGCTGTTTGCTGGTGTTTCTGGCGAGAAGATCATCAGTTTCTCAGGTCAACCTAAGACTGCGACTATCTCAACGGGTGATATTGACGTTGGCAGGTCTGTCATTACGCTTGCCAAACCTATTGTGGACGGTGGTAGCGGTTCTGTCGCTGTTGCAAGCCGGGATAATCTTGCTGAACAGGTGGAATTTGGCTCTAATGTGGCTCCTGATGCGGAAAACCGTGTGAGCTTGCGGTCTAATGGTGACTATCACAGGCTAAGGCTGACTCCTACTGGTGATAATTGGAAAACAGCAGTTGGCATTGAGATTGACTTCGCTAAACAGGGTAATCGATGACTCAGTTTCGTACACTTCCTCCATTTGGCGGCGATCAGAGGGCTGTTTCTGAGGTTGTCCGTGGGATCATGGATGGCAAGACGAACAATACTGGCCTAATTACCCTAGCGACTGGCAATGCCACAACAACCACCCTCTACGACGAGCGTATAGGCTATGACAGCCTGATTTTCTTTGTCCCAGTATCTGATGCCGCCGAGGCTGATGCAGCTCCCTACGGGGCTTTTACGAGGAATACGAGCCAAACGGCTGGTGCGGCTATGACTCCAGCTACGATTGAGTACGATACCACTGAGGAGGCTAGTGGTATTTATCTTTCTAGCAACAGTCGGCTAAATGTCAGAAATTCGGGTACATATAACGTCCAGTTCTCTATTCAGTTGGCTAGTGACGATAATGCGCTGCAATATGCTGACGTTTGGTTCCGTAAAAACGGCGTAGATATTCCTAGATCGGCAACAAGATTTGATTTGCCTATCAGGAAAAGTGCTGGTGATCCAAGTCATACGGTTGGAACGGTTAATGTTTTTGTAGAGCTTGCTGCCGGGGATTATGTTGAGGTGGCTGGTCTTGTGTCAGCGACTACCGTATCACTGATTAGTTACGCTGCAACAACTAGCCCTGATAGACCGATTATCCCGGCTGCTATTGTTACCATGCAATATATCGCTCCACTAGCTACATCTAACGTATATGTTTCCAGTAAGCAGCAAGGAAGTGCTACTCTTACGCACTGGGCAAACGATACTGCTGATAAGACCTATGGATATATTGTGGTGGGCTAATGGAATTTAGGCACATACCTGTAGATAAGCTGCGTGACTGGTGGCCTAGTATTCGTCCCGGTCTGGACAAGATTAAGACACGAAGCCCGGAGAACTGGATACCGGAGGATGTGTACACAGACTGCTTTAACCAGAAGGCTATGCTTTGGGTAGTTTTAGAGAATAACCACTTTTCTGGCTTCTTTATCCTACAGCCTCAAGGACATACGCTTCACGTTTGGGCGGCTTGGACGTTAGAAAATAATTATCAAATAGTTGAAAGTGGATTAAAATACATAAAAGATTTGGCAAGTCAAGGTGGATGTAAATACTTGACATTCTCTAGCCACAGACAGGGCTGGCAACGCAGGGCGGCACAATTAGGCTTCCGTCCTAGACAATGGATTTGCGAGGTGTAATATGGGTGGCGGCGGCGGAACACAAGAGACTAAGACAGAAATATCCCCAGAGTTTAAGCCGTACATAACTTACTCTTTGGGTGAGGCTCAACGTCTGTATCAGGGTATGCCACAGGCTCCCTCTACGTTAGCACCTGAGCAATCAGCATACTCTCAACAAGCCATTGAGCAAGCGGCACAACGTGCTCAGGCAGGTTCTCCTCTGATGGGTGCTGCTCAGGCAGAGCAACTAGCTACGATTCAGGGACGAGAAGTAAATCCATTCCTAGCTGGTGCTTTGGATCAAACAAATAGAATTGCTGCTGATGAATATTTACGCAATATTCAGGCACTTCAATCTCAGGCATCGTCTGCTGGTCGCTACGGATCGGCTGCTATGGGTCAGCAAGCAGGTCAAGCTCAGGACATCTTTGCTCGCGCATTGGCAGAGCAGGGTGGTCAACTAGCTTATCAATCGGCTGAAGCAGAACGTGCTAGACAGATGCAAGCGGCTCAGGCTGCTCCTCAGATGGCTGCTGCTGACTATGCTGATATTCAGCGTCTGCTACAAGCAGGTCAGGCTCAGGAGGCTTACGGACAGCAAGCTATTCAAGGTCAACTGGCTGCTCAGGATCTTCCGATGCAGCGTCTGCAACAGGCTGCTAACGTGTTCTATGGCGCTCCTCTGGAGACTAAGACAGTAGCAACACCGCAAGGAGGCAAATAATGGGTGATCCAGTAACTATGGCTGTTGTCGGCGGAAGTGTCGGCGCAATGATGAATAAGAAAGATCCTCTTAAAGGTGCTTTGCTTGGCGCTGCTGGTGGTTATGGTGGGGCAAGTATGCTTGGTGGTAGCGCAATGCTTGGCGGCGCTGGGTCAACTGCTTCTGGTATTTTGCCTAGTGCTGCGTCTGGGTCAACTGTAGTCAATCCGGCTATGGCTGGACAGGCATTTACTGCTGGGCCTACTGCTGCGATGAATGCTGCAAATCTAACTACTGGCCCCGCTGGTGCTTTAGGAGTTGAGGCATCTAAGGCTGGTCTATTTGCTGGCTCTCCAGTTACGCAACCTTTTGTTTCTTCTGGAACAAGTACGGGTCTTATACCTTCTTCAATGTATGAGCCTACTTTGATGGATAGAATTGGTAGTGTTGGTCAATACGCACAAGAGAACCCAGTTCTAACGCAAATGGCAATGCAGACTGGTCAGAGTCTTTTAAGCAATCAACAACAACAACCTGCTCCTGCTGGAATAATGCGTGGTAGTCCTTTACAAGCACAAATGCCACAGTACCAGTTTGGCCCCCCTAAAATTTCGCTGATCTAGGTGGAATATGGCTATTACAGATTACATTCCTAACGTATTTGGTTCTGCTACTCCAAGCACTTACGAGAGCTTGCAGACTATGGGGCTTCTTACGCCTCAGCAGGTAGAACAGCAGCAAAAGACAGCAAACATTCAGGGTCTGCTAGGTGCAGGTCTGGCGCTGGCTCAGGGTATGTCTCGTACTGGCCCTCGACGCTCTGCTGCTGAGAATATCTTAGGTGCATTGGCTGGTGGCTTTGGTGCTGCTGGCGGTGCTTATCAGCAGGGATTGCAGAATGTTGTTCAGAGACAGCAACTGCAAAGTGCGGCACTGCAACAACAGCAAGCGGTAAACAAACTTA